TGGGATTACGCTTTTCAACTTCCCGTGGGACCGAGCTGCCATACTAGCCAACTCGCCTGCACGAGAGAGTTTACTAAACTTCGCTAAACTCTTTTACTCAGGTGACGTTGCCGGTTGGTTTGAAGAGAAACTACAACCTTATGAAGATTTGGTTGACTTTGGTCGACCACTTCATTTAGGTAAGATTTCTCTCACCTTTGAAGGTGGTAAACTCAAGCCTCGCGTCTTCGCGATGGTAGACTCTTTCACTCAATCGGTTCTTCGACCTTTTCATGAGTTTCTTATGCAAAGGTTAAAGAGCATTCCAGAGGATTGCACTTTTGACCATTCTAAGGTCAGCACTAAAGCTAGAGAATTATGGCTAACAAAGCATAATTTCTACGGCTTTGCTGATCTCAGCAATGCATCAGATGCGATTCCCAAATGTCTTTATAAAGACGCTGGAAACGCCATGTTGCCCGGTTTAGGCGACGCTTGGGTGTCAATATTTGAAAGGAAGTTTCGAGTTCCTGATACTGTTAAACAGCATTGGAATACTCAATATTCCTTTACACCCGACGTTGTGTACAACACCGGACAGCCTATGGGAGCGCTGTCGTCGTGGCCATTTATGGCCTATGTTCATCACCGTGTCGTGTGGGCAGCTTTCGGATCTCGGGCCAAGTCCAAAGGCAAATATTTGCTTTTGGGTGATGACCTTGTGATCTTTGATAAGAAAGCTTACCACAAATATTGTGATCTCTTAGATGGCTTGGGAGTTCCATATACCAACAGTGTTTCCACTGAAGGTTTTGAATTCGCCAAGAGAGTGTTCATCCACGGCAAGGAAGTTACAGGAGCCTACACTACCGCCCTATGGGCTAGTAGGAATTCCCCTGAACTCTTCGCCATGGAGTGGAGAACACTCACCACTAGAGGTTACAAACTCGGTTCTGATCTGCATCCGCGGCTTCGCCCACTACTTAAAGTGTCAGCGAAGAGGTTCGCTAAATGCCGGCTTCTTATGACTGTACCTTACGGTACAGAAATTCGGGTAGAAGATCTAAGTCATTTCTGTCTTAGTCTATCCGGCCGTAGTGATTGTTTCCTCTCTCGAGGGGACTCGACTACACGTCATGTAGAAGCCAGTAAGGCGTTCCGGCAAGCGGCGTCGATCCTGATTCAACAATCGTTTCAGAAGCTTCTGGACGACTCGAAGCAGGCCATCGTCAAAAATAACGAGGCTTTTAGAGCTTCATTTTTAAAGCAGTCAGGGCTGGGTGATCAATTCACGCCGGTCATGGACCAAGCAATCAATGAGTATAGCAACGATGGAATACTCCAGATCCGATTTCTCGAAAGAGACCTTAAGAAAACTTATCTGGGAGGAACACTCCAAACGATGGATCGACATGGTCGAGTTACCATCCGGGAGATAGCTCCTTCAGATAAGATTCTCTTACGGCCGAACCTTCCGCAGTTGCCACGTGTTATAGATTTCTCTAAACGCGATAAGCATCAGCTTAAGCTTCGGTATCGGGCTGAGCACCAGCTCGCTATAATCGAATTGCTTCGACTTTAGACAAGATACGAATCTCCGTATAGGCAGAAACACATCCCGGTCATTAGACCGCGGCGTTCCCCACAAGGTGGG